TGGATACGGGATGAACTGGCAACACTGTGCCAATGTCGCATTTGTCGGCCTGTCCTACTCCTTCGAGGACTTTTACCAAGCGCTGCGTCGTTCTTACCGATTCGGACAAAAGCGCGAAGTTAATGCATACATCGTGCAAGCTCGCACCGAGGGCGCCATTCTCTCAACGATTGAGCGCAAAATAAACCAACACGCAGAAATGCAAAACCAAATGAAAATTGCGGCCCAAGCATTCAGGGACGCCAGCATGAAACAAACCAACATGAAAACTGACATTGATACCAAATCCGGCCAAGGCTGGACCATCCACCACGGCGACTGCGTAAGGGTCGCAAAAACCATCGAGGACCACAGCATTGACTTCTCGGTCTTTTCTCCACCATTTGCTGACCTGTTCACTTATTCGGATGACCCGCAAGACATGGGCAACTGCAACGACCTTGCAGAGTTTCAGAAGCATTTTGAGATTCTGATCGAGGAAATGGCCCGCATCATGGTCCCTGGCAGGGAGGTCGCAGTCCATTGCGTTGACCTGTTGGCCACTAAGTGGAAACATGGATACATCGGATTCCAAGACTTCTCTGGAGAAATTATTCGAGCATTCTGGAAGCATGGATTTACGCTTCACAGCCGGATCACCATCTGGAAGTCACCAGTCACCGAAATGCAGCGCACTAAGGCTCATGGGCTATTGCACAAGACTCTATGCACCGATTCCGCTGGATCTCGGGTAGGAGCGCCAGACTATTTGCTTGTTTTCCGCGCCCCGGGTGACAACCCGAAGCCGATTGTGAAGGACAAAAGCAAATACCCCGTTGACTGGTGGCAAGAGGTAGCCAGCCCGGTCTGGATGACTGTTGACCAAGGCCGCGTTCTTAACAAGGACGGCGCCCGCGACCATGCCGACGAAAAGCACATCTGCCCGCTCCAACTTGACGTGATCGAGCGAGCTATCGAGCTTTGGAGTAACGAGGATGACTTGGTTTACTCGCCATTCACTGGCATTGGCAGTGAGGGATACGGAGCGCTTGAGTTGAATCGTCGATTCGTTGGATCTGAGTTAAAGGAATCATACTTTAACCAAGCAGCGCAAAATCTGGCCAATGCAAAGAATCAAATGTCGCTTTTCTAATGAAACAATCGCACAAAGTCACAACGCAATACTGCATGATAGTCGCGCAATCAGCATTTGGACCACAAGACATGGAAGCCTTAGCTGATAAGCTTGAGGGCAATACATGGGACCAATTGATGGACTGGGCGAAAAGCCGACCAGAGAAGCCACTTCTGCTGATTAGGCTCTTAAGCATGATCCGACAAATATCGCTAGCTCATAGTCACAATCCAGACTTTATCATGAAGCAGTTGGCCGAATCTTGCAGAAAGCAGATGGAACACGCCGAGATGGTCGAAGCCTTCGACAAGGAAAAGGGCGAAGCTGCATATATGAATGCTTGGATCAAGCTCTTTAGAAAGCAACTTGAGCCATTAAATCAAAAAGCATGAAATCGCTATTCTTTACCGCATGGCTGCAAGTTTTCCTTGTCGCTCTCAATACTTGGCAAATCGCCAACGGCAAGTTTGTCGGGGCGTTGCTTGTCGGATTTGGGATCAGCCTAGCCTGGACATTTAACATCAAGCGAATCGCGATCGGAAGCTGGGCCGAGAGGCTCGTCTATTCGTCGGGCGCTTGCCTTGGAACCGGCAGCGGCATATTGCTGGCAAACTGGATCTATTAAAATGACACTGACCACAAAGCAACAGGCTGAAATTGCGCGAGTTTTTGACGTCGTAGGCGAATTAACCGGAGCAACCCGCGATGAGATTGTAAGCAGCAGCCGGCAGCGCGGAATAGTCGAGGCCCGATGGATAGCGATTTACTGCGTCTACAGGCGCATGAATTTGAGCTTGCAGCGCATTGGCCGAGTTTTCGGCGGGAGGGATCACACGACGATTGCCAACGCCGTAAAACAGCTAAAGGATCGCAAGGCGTATGACGCTACCTTGGCCGACAAGGTAGATGACGCAATGGTGCAATTAGGGGCAGGCCCGCCGATTCCCGAAGCCAGCTCGCAGGAAAGCGACATTTTGCGCTTGCTTCTCGATGCTCAAGAGCTTATCAACAAAGCCGCCGCCATGATGGGCGCCAAGACTAAGAGCTAAAAACCGCTACCCGATATGATTGAGAAAGCAACATTTACAACCGAAGAGACGCCATTCGAGGAATGGTGGCGCAAGGAGGGCCGGCAGATGAGTCCGTATGTCAGCGAGACGCCAGAGCAGACCCGCCGACGGATCGCGCACATTGCCTGGCTCAATGCCGAGGACAACGCCGCCAAGCTAGAAAGGGGCCAGCCATGAACACCGACCCAACACAAGACGCGCACAGCTTAGGCATTGCGCTCAGGCTGGCACAGGCGCAGATCCGCGACCTAAGGAAAGCCAACAATCAACTGCGCGAAGCGTTGGAAACAGCAGCACGCAGATTTATTGCACCAGAATTTGGTTGTGATTGGCAGGATGCTGCCGATGAAATACACGATTTGCTCGCAGAATCGCTGATGGAAGAAACTGACAACAAAGGAGAACAGCCATGAAGCTGCCAGAAAACATGTATGGAATCGACACTGCCATTGCCAAGGCAAGGCGTGAAAGGCTTTGGGAATGCCTTGAAACGCTATCCTCTTGGGCCGCTAGTCGAGCTTGTAAAGAATACAACACAGATACAACCTTGACGATGCTGGCCCGAAAGGTGCAAGACATCATGCACTCTGTTGATAAAGCAGGGTGGCGAGCAAGTAAGCAATACGAACAGAGCGAAAGAGAACAGCCATGAACACCGATGAAAACGCGCCACAATCGCGCCAGATTGCAGCACAATCGCGCCATATCCACTGGATGCCGCTACCAGAACCACCAACCCAAAACAAAAAACAGCCATGAAACTGCCAGAAAACATGTATAAAATCGACCACGCCATAGCGCAAGCAAGGCGTGAAAGACTTTGGGAGGGCCTTACCACACTATCGGAATGGGCCGCAAAACGGGCGGGTAGAGAATACAACACTGATACGACTATCACGATGCTCTACAGAAAGGTGCAAGACATCATAGACTCCGTTGATAAAGCGGGGTGGCGAGCCAGCAAACAGTATGAGCAAAACAAAGGAGAACAGCCATGAACACCGAACCCATATGTAAATCAAATGACCGATAATTGCGGTCAATGCCACTTTGTCGGATAAATGAGACAATAACCGACATTTTGTATCACAAATGAAACGCCCAGCCAAAAACGCAGATGAGCAAGACTGCTTTTATTCGCGCAAGCTACACAAATATCTCGACAAACCGGGCAGGGCGGCCAATATCAAGCGCAGAGCTAGGCGCAGGGAGCGCCGAAAAGCTAATCAAGAAACCAACGACCAATGAAAGCAACACCGCAAACACGCGCCACGATCCTCTGGAACCTGGAGCATAACGTCCAACAGGCGAAGTCCAAGAAATACCGCCAATTCGCGCAGGAACGGCTGGATCTCTACAAGGCCAGCCTTGAGCGCGAAAATAAGCCGGCATTCAACAATCCAATGGAGCGATTTGCTGCATCAATATCATGAATAAAATCAACGCATTATTTTACGACGAGGAAGGATGCCGCGAATTGGTGGCCGAGGGCATTTATCACAAGGCCGATCCCGGAGGCTGGCTAGATGGCAAACGATCCGAGCCGCCGACCGAGGCATATATCGAGGTGACGGATATCATCAATGAAGAAGGCGGTGACGAGTATTGCGAGACTTTGCTCGACGCGGCCAAATGCGCCTTGTGGAAGGAAGTGCAAACCGAACCAGCGGAGGACTGGTGAATTGGTAATTTTAACCTTGCACCGCATAACCAGAAACCTTAAAACCAAAACGACATGAACGAAATAACCACCCAAGCAGGATCGAGCATCGTGCCGATCATCAACCAAGCCGTGACCAACGGCATCGACCCAGCCGCACTTCGCGAACTCCTCGCAGTCCGCCGTGAATGGGAAGCAGACGAAGCTCGCAAGGCATTTAACCACGCCCTCGCAGACTTTCAGCGCGAGGCTCCAATCGTGGAGAAGGCAGACGACGCCCACGGCAAGAAGTATGCGGCTCTCGACCGCATCTGGCGCACTATTCGCCCGCTTCTGACCGAGAAGGGACTGAGCGTAACTTGGCACGTCACCGCCATCCAAGACGGCGTTTGCCACATCGAGGGCGAGCTATCGCACCGAGACGGCCACAGCGTGACGCTCAAGCGCGACGTTCCGCTGCCCGATATTATCCGGGGCCAGAATGCCGCCCAGCAAGCCGGCAGCGCCGAGACCTACGGGAAACGCTACGCCCTATGCGCGGCACTCGGCATCGTGACTGGAGAGGATGACGACGCCAGCAAGTGCGGCCAGACGATCAGCGCCAGGCAAATGGGCGAGCTGGACGAGCTACTCGTCAAGATGGACGACCGCGACAAGGTGTTGACCGACCTGCTGGACTGGGCCGGCGTTGATTCGTTGGAGGATCTGCCAGCGTCTAAGTTTTCCGCATCGCTCCGCGCCTTGAAAGCCAAGATTTGAACGAAAAAGGTCAGCAACCATGAGCGCAGGAAAAGGGTCCAAACCGAGACCAGTTAACCCGGCCAAATACGCCGAGAACTACGACCGCATATTTGGGAAGAATAAACCAAAGACCAAAGCAAAATGACATACACCGAATCCAGCAACGAGCAGGGCAGCCCAGAATGGTTGCCGAGCGCCGAGGAATCCCGACCGCGAGCGAGGCAAAGCGATACGTCACCGCAACGGGCAAGTATTCCGAGAGCCAAGGCAAGGACAGCTACATCGCCGAACTAATCGCCGCGAAGCTAGGATGGCTTCCTAGCTTTGAGGGCAACGACGACACCATGCGCGGGCATTTCCTCGAGGATGAGGCCCGCCGCTGGCTGCAACTTCGCACGGGCGTTAAAGTCCGCACCGCCGGCTTTTGTCTGCACGAAAGCGGGCGCTATGGAGCGTCACCCGACGGATTTACCGCGCAAGGCAACCCGGTTGAGATTAAGTCACCGGCGCTGCATACGTTCATCAAGTGGCGCATGACCGGCGGAGTGCCAAAAGATCACTTGGTCCAATGTCACATGCACATGGCAGTCACGGGCGCCGACAAATGCGTCTTTGTTGCCTACGCCGACAGCGAGCATCTCGACAACTTCTACGAGCTAGTCGAGCGCGACGCATTCACCGAGAAAGTAATCGAGGCGACCAATCAATTCTGCGACGAGCTGGAATCCTGGCAGCGCAACCTGACTGGGGATGAATACGGAGTAATTTGGGGATAAGTTTTTCTTGCTATCCCACCATAAAAGCCGACAATCACACCCATGCCCAACGGTTACGCCAAACGAATTGAGGACAGACCCGAATGGGTCTGCGCCACATGCGGGAAAACGGCGCGTCCAACCGTCCACCAGATGAGAAAAACATATTGTTCTTCGGAGTGCATGGCGAAGGGTTATAGCACCCGACTCCGGGGAGATCAAAACCCCAACTACAGAGGGGCCAGCGAACGATCCTGCGAAAACTGCGGCGAAGGCTTCCACTCATACCAAAAGGCCAAATATTGCAGTAGAGGTTGCTATACGGAGTCGAGGAATAATACAAGGGAGAAAGAGTGCAAAAACTGCGGGACATCGTTTGTCCCCAGATTCTACGGGCAAAAATTATGCGACACCGGCTGCACACTCACTCCACCGCCCATGCTTGGCCCCAAAATGGATGGGCGAAGGTTTAGGCATCCGAAAATGTATAAAGAATGTTGTTTA